CAGGCAGTTAACATGACATTCCGCAATCACACCACCGGGTTCTCCTTTCCATTTTTGACAAACAAAAACTCCTGTTATATTCCCATGCTGATTGCCCGATGTATGCCCTACGATGTAGCTCCCTTTCGTTGCCTTTTCTGCCGCATCACGCAGTGCCTGATAATTAATTTCGCTCACTTCGAACCTCTCTGTTTACTGATAAGCTCCAGATCTGCATTAAGCGCAGCAAAAATCTCTGGTGGTGTGCGCCAGCTGTCGCGATGTTCGGCAGGAGTATTGCTTCCGGTGAAATCAGTCATACAGCCCCCCGTTTATTATTTATCTCCTCAGCCAGCCGCTGTGCTTTCAGTGGATTTCTGATAACAGAAAGGCCGGGAAATACCCAGCCTCGCTTTGTAACGGAGTAGATGAAAGTGATCGCACCTACCCGGATATTATCGCGAGGATGCTTCATCGCCATTGCTCCCCAAATACAAAACCAATTTCAGCCAGTGCCTCGTCCATTTTTTCGATGAACTCCGGCACCATCTCGTCAAAATTCGCCATGTACCTTTCATCCCGCTCAACCACGACATAATGCAGGCCTTCACGCTTCATGCGCGGGTCATAGTTGGCAAAGTACCAGGCATCTTTTCGCGTCACCCACATGCTGTACTGCACCTGGGCCATGTAAGCCGACTTTATGGCCTCGAAACCACCGAGCCGGAACTTCATGAAATCCCGGGAGGTAAACGGGCATTTCAGCTCAAGGCCATTGCCGTCACTGCATAAACCATCGGGAGAGCAGGCGGTGCGCATACTTTCGTCGCGATAGATGATCGGGGATTCAGTAACATTCACGCCGGAAGTGAATTCAAACAGAGTTCTGGCGTCGTTCTCGTACTGTTTTCCCCATGCCAGCGCCTTAGCATTAACTTCCGGAGCCACACCGGTGCAAACCTCAGCCAGCAGGGTGTGGAAGTAGGACATTTTCATGTCAGGCCACTTCTTTCCTGAGCGGGGCTTTGCTATCACGTTGTGAACTTCTGAAGCGGTGATGACGCCGAGCCGTAATTTGTGCCACGCATCATCTCCCTGCTCGATAGCTCTCACGTCGATCCCGGTACGCTGCAGGATAATGTCCGGTGTCATGCTGCCACCTTCTGTTCAGTGGCTTTTTGTTTCAGGAATCCAAGAGCTTTCACTGCTTCGGCCTGTGTCAGTTCTGACGATGCGCGAATGTCGCGGCGAAATATCTGGGAACAGAGCGGCAATAAGTCGTCATCCCATGTTTTATCCAGGGCGATCAGCAGAGTGTTAATCTCCTGCATGGTTTCATCGTTAACCGGAGTGATGTCGCGTTCCGGCTGACGTTCTGCAGTGTATGCGGTATTTTCGACAATGCGCTCGGCTTCATCCTTGTCATAGATACCAGCAAATCCGAAGGCGAGACGGGCACACTGAATCATGGCTTTATGACGTAACATCCGTTTGGGATGCGACTGCCACGGTCCGGTGATTTCTCTGCCTTCGCGGGTTTTGAATGGTTCGCGGCGGCATTCATCCATCCACTCGGTAACGCAGATCGGATGATTGCGGTCCTTGCGGTAAATCCGGCATGTGCAGGATTCATTGTCCTGCTCAAAGTCCATACCATCAAACTGCTGGTTTTCATTGATGATGCGGGACCAGCCATCAACGCCCACCACCGGAACGATGCCGTTCTGCTTATCAGGGAAGGCGTAAATTTCTTTCGTCCACGGATTAAGGCCGTACTGGTTGGCGACGATCAACAATGCGATGAACTGCGCATCGCTGGCATCACCTTTAAATGCCGTCTGGCGAAGAGTGGTGATCAGTTCTTGTGGGTCGACAGAATCCATGTCGACACGTTCAGCCAGCTTCCCAGCCAGCGTTGCGAGTGCTGTACTCATCCGTTTTATACCTCTGAATCAATATCAACCTGGTGGTGAGCAATGGTTTCAACCATGTACCGGATGTGTTCTGCCATGCGCTCCTGAAACTCAACATCGTCATCAAACGCACGGGTAATGGCTTTTTTGCTGGCCCCGTGGCGTTGCAAATGATCGATGCATAGCGATTCAAACAGGTGCTGGGGCAGGCCTTTTTCCATGTCGTCTGCCAGTTCTGCCTCTTTCTCTTCACGGGCGAGCTGCTGGTAGTGACGCGCCCAGCTCTGAGCCTCAAGACGATCCTGAATGTAATAAGCGTTCATGGCTGAACTCCTGAAAATGGCTGTGAAAATATCGCCCGCGAAATGCCAGGCTGATTAGGAAAACAGGAAAGGGGGTTAGTGAATGCTTTTGCTTGATCTCAGTTTCAGTATTAATATCCATTTTTTATAAGCGTCGACGGCTTCACGAAACATCTTTTCATCGCCAATAGAAGTGGCGATAGTGAATTTAGTCTGGATAGCCATAAGTGTTTTATCCATTTTTGGGAACTCCTGGCTGATTAAGTACGTCGATGAGTCGTTTCCATCCGTCACGTAATTTACGGGTGATTCGTTCAAGTAAAGATTCGGAAGGGCAGCCAGCAACAGGCCACCCTGCAATGGCATATTGCATGGTGTGCTCCTTATTTACGCTTTAAATTGCTCCGTGTATTCACTCGTTGGAATGAATACACAGTGCAGTGTTTATTCTGTTGTTTATGCCAAAAATAAAGACCAACTATGCGGCCTCGGAAGGAAGTCCAATCATCTTATTCAAATCTTCTACCCGTAAAGCAGGAAGTGCTGTACTTGCTTTATCTGCTTCTTTTGGTAGCAATTCTTTGCTTTCAGGCCAAACTTCAATAAGTCGCTTAACTGTTGTGACTGAGTTCAAAGCAGCCCATACATTTGATTCGATATCCTTTTTCCTGGCTTTAAGTTTTTGTTGCAATGCGCAGATTTCATCAAACCTTTTTGTTATTTCGTGTTCTGCGCTAAACATGCATTTATCTCTGGTCGGAGTAGGGAGCAATATATCTTCGCCGTTGCCGTCTTTCCCATATGAATACCATCCAACCCTTCTGCCAGATACAGTCAGATAAATTGAAGTAGAACGAACATCGCATGAGTAAAATGAACATCCCATCTTTTCAAGTTCTTCACTTATAGCTACCAACTTGGATGATAACTGATCCACTTCCTCAGTTTTCTTCTTCCCGCCAAACGCAACAACTCTGGCGTCAAGTGCAAGCTGGTTCTTTAGCTTTGTTACTTCTTCAAGTTCAGTGAACACCCCGGACTTAATTAAAGCGTTGCGTGCTATTACTTCTTTTATTCTCGTTGTTAAGCGGATTGATGACATATTAATTCCTCTCAAATAAGTGGTTTGCTGCCTGATTTCATTTTCTGGCGACCAACACAAGTCATCTTGCTGTCAGCTGTTTGGATTTCCTGTAGCCTGCCGCGTAAAGAGCTACGTTTGGAAGACATACACCAGTTTCTGGTTGCTTATGTCCAAACTCATTCGCGTACACAATGGCCGCTCGCTCCAGATTGCGTCTGTATTCTTTCTGTTGCCAGATCACGTCCTGTGCCATGAACTTAATTGGCTTAGCGTCTTCTATGCGCTCAGGCGTTTCGTGAGTACCTTTAGCCTGAATCTGTGCTCTGCTTAGAGTAGGGCGGTGTAATACTTCTGAACTTATTGCTTCTTCGCGGGCCAGCACGCCGTTAGCTAATGCCTTTGCCTTTAAACGCTCACGACGACGAGAACGTGAATTGCCTTTGAACTGAGTTCTGCGTGTCATATAGACCTCCTGATGAACTTTGGTGGTGTGGTAGGTGGGAGACCCATTTTGACCTGTTTCGGCCTACTTCAATTCGGCAATAGTCCCGCAGGCCTCGCCGCTTTACGTGCGACATATTCCCGTCCATGAACCCTTCACCACACCCCAAAGTTCACTTTGGTTATTGCGCTTTGTCAGCGCCGTAGATTCATATTCGAATCGTTGTATATTCACCGCCCTGGTGAGTAGTGCGTCCTGCTGATGGCTTAAAGATAACCTAGGTTATAGCGGTGGTCAATAACTTAATTTATGGATTCTGATAAATAAGTTATAAGTGATGGATAATAAAGGTATTTTATTTTTGTAAATGTTGCGGATTGGTCGGTATTGGAAGGGGGGCGCTGTATTGCTGGCGTGTTGGTTCGTGGTTTACCGCATTTGCGGCTGTTAAATATGGGGGACGATCGCGAGGCAAAGAAAACCCGGCGCGGAAGCCGGGTTTGAGATTTAGTTATTTTCAGCAGCTCGGATAAGAGCGGAAGTGCTGACGAACATGTTCGAGCTCACCGAAACGTATGCGGCAGTAACTGCGCACATAAACCGGCTTGTCGTGTTCGTAGATGAAGTCATCGCGATTAACATCGTGAGCCATAGCTTTTCTCCTGTTTTTGTATACAGCCTGTTTACCCGAACAGGTTGTAGTTTGTTGGGAGAACCGCTATCCTTGGCTTGCGGTTGCCAAGGGTGTAGCGGTAGGTAATCCTCCATACACTTCGGAAATACTGGATATATTTCCGACCCAAAAAGCCCCGTTCCCTCGGGGCTTTATTCTTTTGTTCCGCCATCAATCATCGCAAAAGATTCCACAATCAGACTGATACGCTTGGCTTCATCTTTTGTCAGGTCGCGAGGCAGGTTGCCAATGGTGACGATAAGATCTCCGCGCAATGGAATCGGCAGTTCAAATGTTTTTACACCAACCTGTACGTCAGCTACCGCCTTCTTCTTAGGTGCCATCTTTTTACGCTCCTTTTTTTTATTTACATCACCAACTGACACATTAATCTCACCATTCTGGTAGGAGATAAATTTATCAATAGCACTTTGCATTCGGCTTTTGTATGCCTGCAAAGATGATTCAGAAGGTTTGCTTTCTGCTGAGTCTGCGTACGAACTTGCTAAGTTGGCAACGCTATAATCACGGATATCGGCATCGGTGAAATCCGACCCAAGAACAGTAAGAAGGCGCAGGGAAGAGTCACGGAGATTGCGGGCTGTAGCATCATTGACGATACCAAGCTCAGGAAGCATCTGTAAGAAGTCCTGAAATGCTTTGATGGTGTAGCTTTTGGTTTGCATAAAAAAGCCTCATACAGTTGATGAGACAATACTAATTTGATCGTCAAAACAAATCAAGACCCAAGAAACGATCGTTGATTCCTTTCTTTGTGACAATACAGTCAAATCAAGTTTTACAAGGATTACTTTTCTTCGATTACATTAAAGGCCGCACTTCTGCGACCATCCATCACCAAAATGTCTCTTCACTCATCCGAAGAAGCAGCAATCCGGGTCAGCACGCACAAGCTCAAGCGCATCAGTCAGCGAAAGTTCAGTACTGTACTGATGCCATTTCATATCCTTCCGCATCCAATAGATTTTCCATCTATCCAGAGAACGTATGTACTTGATTCTTGCTGATGGCAGGATGTTTGTTTCACCTGGGTTGCCCTGCCACACGGGGCGCTGTTCGCCGATATCTATCGTTTGGTCATTGATGCTATAAACAATATCCAGTTCATTGCGGATATGTTCAGGCGGCCTTATGCTTTCAATGAATTGGTGAACTTCTTTTTTGACCGCTTGATATTCAAGGTCAGTGAACGCCATCTATCCTCCTCACCCAAACGTTTCTTCAGGCCACTGGTTACCAGCTATGCGATGACCAGAATACTCTGCCAATAATCCTTACGGTTTTATGAAATTCATCTCTATCCATTACTTCATCCGGGTACTCTTCGCGATTTATTGATCTGATTATCACCGATGTAGGAGTGGCGATTAATGTTTTTACTCGCAACAAATCAGACTGGCAAATAGCGTAGGTTTTACCATCTCTGATGGTGGTATCTTGTGTGTTAACACCAACAACATCGCCATCGTGAAGAGTTGGTTCCATGCTTTGACCTGTTACCCTTACCAGCTTGGCAGAACTTTCAGTTACCCCCATCTTTTTCAGATAGTACTTTCTGAAAACCAAAGAGAACTCTGATGATTCTTCTATCTCGCAGCTACCGCTTCCAGCCGAAAGCGAAACGTTAAGAAGAGGCAATGCGACAAACTCGTCATCGTTTTTTTTAATGTCTTCCCATACCACAGCTTTTAAAGATGACTCACGGATATTGGATGGTTCTTCATGTGTACCATCCCTCATTTCACCAATACCAGAACTAAGCCATTCAGGGCGTACTTTTAAAGCATTAGCTAACTCAACCATCTTGCGAGATCCGTTTGTTTTACCGGATGACATCTTCTGTATGGCTGGCTGAGATATTCCAACCATGTCCGCAAGCTGTGATTGCGACACCCCTGCCGATCTCATGGCTGCATTTAGTCTTTCTGCGAATGTTTTCATATCCACAAATCTATAACTACGGTTATCCAAAGTAAAATAATAAAGGTTATTGCTATCTTTTATAACTTGGGTTATCCTTGGTTATAAGTAATGGCTGAAAGAGGTATGCTCATGAATTTAGTAATTCAACGAGCCTTGAAGATTGTCGGTAGTCAAAAGCGGCTTGCCGACAAGTGTGGTGTAACGCAGCCAGCAGTACACAAATGGCTGAAAGGCGGGCAGGTTTCTCCAGAGAAAGTTACCGCCATCGTTAACGCCACTGGAGGGCAGATCAAGGCTTACGAAATTCGCCCAGATTTACCACACCTGTTTCCAAAACCGAATCAGGCAGCATAAGTAACACCGCTATTTTCACAATGGGCATTCGTCCTACGTCGCTGACAAAGCGAGCCCCAAGATATCTGACCAACTAAGGCCATATGCGTTTCCACGCATAGCTTTCAACTAACTATTCACTATTGGAAATCTTAAGAAATGGAACAAACAAGTTACAGCAAACTATCACAGCGCGACGTTGATCGTGCAGAAACAGATTTACTCATCAACCTGTCAACGCTTACCCAGCGCGGTCTGGCAAAGATGATTGGCTGTCATGAATCGAAGATAAGCAGAACGGACTGGAGGTTTATTGCTTCGGTCTTGTGTGCTTTCGGAATGGCATCAGACATCAGTCCGATTAGCAGGGCTTTTAAGTATGCGATTGATGGACTCACCAATAAAAAACGCCCAGTGTGCAAGACCGAGCGTTCTGAACAAATCCAGATGGAATTTTAACAACATCCAACGAGGTAATTATATGCGAAAAACGCAGGAAAATAAACGCGTTAATCACCGAAAAGATGTGCTACGTGACCAGTTTTATCAGGGGGTTAATCCAGAAATAGCTGTGCCACTGAGAGAAATACTTAACAGGTACAAAACTTCGGAGAAGTCAAAATGAGCATGAATCTTATGGCTAAGGCCATGAATATAAAGGTTGGCAACCCACTGAGAAAACTGATTCTGATTAAACTTGCCGATAACGCCAATGATAATGGCGAATGCTGGCCTTTATATCAACATGTCGCTGACCAGTGTGAGGTGAGCAGATCGACAGTAAAAAGTCACATTAGGGCACTGGAAGAGATGGGGCTTTTGAAAAGGGAATGCAGAAGAAAAGGAGAGCTTAACCAGTCAAACGTTTTTTATCTGACGCTGGATAATGCACAACAAATCCCACCAGAATCAGGTGGGGCAGGAGCTGCCCTAGGGGGTGCCCCTATTAAGTTGTCAAGCATGTTATGACCCCTGCGGGGTATAAAAAGTCCCGTCGCGCATCATGGCGA